GTAAATTAATAAACTAAATAATTATTAAAAAGAATAATATGAACTCAAAAGATTTTATACAAGCGCTTCGAAAAGTAATTCGTGAAGAAGTTTCGACAGCAGTACGTACAGAGTTAAAGCATTATGGTTCCGTAATCACAGAAACAAAAAGACCTGTTAAACAAGAGGCTACTCCTACATATACTAACGCTTATAAACCTAAACCTAAACCAAAGCAGCAATTTACAAAAAATTCTATGCTTAATGATATTTTAAATGAAACAGGTGGGTTTCGTTCTGAAAATCCTTACGCTTCAATAAATGAAAGTATGGTTGATTATAGTGGAGATTTTGATGAATGGCCTACAATGCAAAACGGGGTAAGGCCTTCAAAGGCAATGTTAAAGGCAGCTGCAATACCGTCTGTTGATCCTGAAGGTAGACCGATTAATCCAGCAAATGTTCCTGAAGAAGTAGTTAACGCAATTACAAAAGACTATTCAGCTTTAATGAAAGCAATTGATAAGAAAAAAGGACTATAATGTCATACGAAAAAAGATATAATACTATTGATTTACTTCCTGATGTAGCAGTAGGAATTAAACTTCCTATGTTAAGGGATGACGGAGTACTATTTGATTTATCTTATTCAACTGAAGAACAAGTAATTTCAAATTTAAAGAATTTAATTCTTACTAGAAAAGGAGAGCGAATAATGCAACCTGAATTTGGTACTACATTACAAGACTCTTTATTTGAACAAAATACAGATTTATTAGTAACATCTATTAGAAACTCTATACAAGATGCTGTTAAATTTTGGTTACCATATGTTAGTATTGATACATTAACAGTAAAACCAGTTATAGCAGTTTTAGGAAATCAAGAAGATCATGGAGTAACAGTATCTTTAATAATTTCGTTAAATGGACAAAAAGCAGAAAAGCCAATTACATTTTTAGTAACGGCAAATTCAATTGAATTAATATAATATGGCACAAACTAAAAAAGATATAAGATATCTTAACAAAGACTTTGGACAATTTAGAGCAAACTTGATAGAGTTTGCAAAGAATTATTTTCCAGATACTTACAACGATTTTAATGAAACTTCTCCTGGTATGATGTTTATAGAAATGGCATCTTATGTTGGAGACGTCTTATCATATTATACAGATAATCAATTAAAAGAATCGTTTTTGCAATATGCAGATAATAGACCAAATATTTTAGCATTAGCACAAAATGTAGGATATAAAACTAAAAATACAATTCCAGCAACTGTAGATATTGACGTATTTCAATTATTACCAGCTAAGAATACAGCTGAAGGTAAAGCACCTGATTGGGCATATGCTTTAACATTAAAAGAAAACATGATTATTAGAGATGATAAATCTAACTCTGAATTTAGAACATTATCTTTAGTAAATTTTTCAGTATCAAGTAGCCTTAACCCAACAGAAGTATCTGTATATCAAGTTAACGATATTGATAACACTCCAGAGTATTATTTATTAAAGAAAAAAGTTAAATCAATAGCAGGTACGATTCAAACTAAAACGTTTGATTTTGGAAATGCTAAAAGATTTGATAAAATATTAATTGAAGATACTGATATTATAGAAGTAATGTCTATAACAGATTCAGATAATAATAGTTGGACTGAAGTTCCTTTTTTAGCTCAAGATATGGTATTTGAAACTATTGCAAATACAGTACAAAATGATCCAGAACTATCTCAATACAATGATGTTCCATATCTTTTAAAATTAAAGAAAACAGCTAGAAGATTTATAACTAAATTTCGTTCAGACAAACATTTAGAAATACAATTTGGGCCTGGGGTATCTGATAATGATGATCAAGAATTGATTCCAAATCCGGACAATGTAGGTTCTAGTTTAAATGGATTACAAATTCAATTTGATCATCCTATAGACCCTTCAAACTTTATGTATACTAAAACATATGGTTTAGCTCCTTCTAATACAACATTAACTGTTAAATATACAACCGGAGGAGGTCTTAAATCTAATGTTACTGCAGGTACATTAAAAAATATTACTTCAATTGAATATCAAATAGACTCACAAAATTTAGATTCTACATTGATAGGCAGAATAAAAGCTTCAGTTGCATGTACTAATCCAACTCCAGCAGCAGGAGGTAAAAGTGAAGAAACTTTAGAAGAAATTAGACAAAATGCAATGGCAACTTTTGCTACTCAACAAAGAGCAATTACTGCTCAAGATTATATAATAAGATGCTATTCATTACCTCCTAAATTTGGTTCAGTAGCAAAAGCCTATGTGATTCAAGATCAACAAATTAATCCTGACAATGGACAAGAAATGATACCAAATCCATTAGCAATTAACTTATATACTTTAGGTTATAATAAAGATGGAAATTTAGTTGGATTGAATCCTGCAGTTAAAGAAAATTTAAAAACATACATTAATCAATATAGAATGTTAACTGACGCTATTAATATAAAAACGGCGCATGTTATTAATATTGGAGTTATGTTTGAAATTATTACTTTACCTGAATATAACTCAAATGAAGTATTAATTAAGTGTGTTGATAAATTAAAAACAATATTTGACAGCAAATTATGGCAAATTAACCAACCAATTGTTATGTCTAAAATATATACTGAATTAGATAGGGTAGAAGGAGTTCAATCTGTAACTTCTGTAAGAATATTAAATTTATATAATACTACAGATGGATACTCAGGAAATGTATATGACATTCCAGCCGCGACAAAAGCAGGAGTAATTTATCCTTCATTAGATCCAAGTGTTTTTGAAGTAAAATATCCTAACTCAGATATAGTAGGTAAAGTCGTTTCTCTATAAAAAAATAAATTATGATTTGGTCAATACCAGCATTACAAGATACAACCATATATGAAAAAGATCCGTATAGAAATGCGGGTTTAGATCAAATATTAGAACTTCGAAAAGAAGGAGATTCAACTACAAGTGATTTAACGGAATCTAGAATATTAATGAAATTTGATATTTCAGACCTGTCTACAATTTTATCACAAAATGGTATTTCTATAAATGATATATCTGCTAGTTTAAAATTATATACAGCTCAAGAATATGAATTGCCTGCTACATATACAATAGAAGCCAAAGCATTGTCAAATAGTTGGGCTAATGGTTCGGGATATCATTACTTTCCAGCAGGAATTCAAAACCAACTATCAACTACAGATGGAGCTACATGGATAACTACTCAAGGAACAGGCTCTGCACAATGGACAGCAGCATCAGGTACTGCTATACAGTATAATGAAACTGCAGGTGGGGGTGCGTGGTTTACAGCGTCAATAGCATCACAGTCATTTAATTATAAAACTCAAGATACTATTAATTTAGATGTTACTACATTAGTAAAAAATTGGGCGAATAATGTATATACTAACAACGGAGTAGTAATATCATATAAGAACTCAACTTTAACAGGCTCAAATACACCTTTAACAAACATTCAAATTCACTCTTCAGATACTCATACTGTATATGAACCTCATTTATATATTAGTTGGACAGGAAGTTTAACTTATAATACAGGTTCATTAACTCAAATGACTTATGAAGATGATCCAATTGTTTATGTAAGATCTTTCAATGCAGAATTTATTAAAGATAAAAAGAATAGAATTTTAATTGCAGCTAGACCTAAATATCCTAGACCTGCATTTACTCAAAATTCAACTTTTGCTGGAATCAAAGCATTACCTATAAATTCATATTATCAAATTAAAGATGCACATAATGACCAAATTATTATACCATATAGCCAAGCAACAAAACTCAATACAAATTCTTCAGGAAGTTATTTTGATTTTTATACTACAATGATGTATCCTGAAAGATATTATAAATTTGAAATTCAAGCAGATTTCACAGATTTCACAGAATACTTTTCTTCAAATGAATTTATTTTTAAAATAGTTAAATAAAATGGCAAAGTACGTATTACATGAGTTTGATAAAGATAAAGTATTTACTGGAGAAATTATACCTTCGAAAGTAGATCATATAAAATACAATCCTTATGAAAAAAATACTGTAGGTCAAACTGTTATTGATATTAATAAAGATTTAAGTAATGCTAGAAATTTTATAAACTTAAATACTACTAAAGTATCTCAAGATAAATTTAATAGGGTAGTTGATATTGAAATAAAAGAATTTCTTCCGGGAAATTTAGATGATATTATAAGTAGTCTGTCAGATAAAATTGCTGAATTAGAAGGAGCTAAAGCAGAATTACAAGCTACTAATCAAACAGATACTGAAAAAATAAATAGGTTATTAGAACACATTAATACATTAGAAGGTCAAGTAAATTTATCAAGTATTATTGCAGATCCTGCCGTAGTCGATTATGTAAATAAAATAGTTAATAATATTGAAGTTGGTAATCGATTTGATTTATATTCTTCATATGAAACAGGACCTTCAGACGATTTTCAAAATACTAATAGATTATTATCTGAGAATAGAAAAGCGATAGGAGTTTTAGAACCTAACGGATATTTTTGTATTTATGTAGGTAAATTTGACATTTACGGTAAACCTATTCCAGGAGCAAAAATTAAAAAAATATATCAAATTGGAAATGCAGAAGCTATACAAGCATCGTCAGCAAAATACGGAACTCCTATATGGTTTGGAATGAAAATTAATCCAGGGTCATTGCCTGAAGGATATACTCCAGAAACAAATTATCATAATCGTAATCCTGATGTAGCAAATGATCCAGTATATGGAAAAACCGGTACTAGCTCTCCAAAAGAGCATTGGCAGAAATTTGGTCGAGCTGAATATACACTAGGTACGAGATCTAATAGATGGATAGAAGGCGATGATGGTCAATTAGAAATTTATGCTGTTTATGCAAATAAATGGATACCACAATCTATACTTGATGCCAGATCTCAGGCAGATCCTTGGGTTAGAGGTAGGATTAAAACAATTAATGATACTTTAAAGAAATCAATTACTGATGATTATGCTGCAGCTGCTGCAGTAGCTAATGCAACTCACACAGCAATAGTTGGCACATATAGAACATGGGCAGGATTTAGAGGATGGCGCACCGGAAACAGGTACGGTGAAGTGCCTAATTTATCTCCAGAACAACAAGCAGCAGTATGGAAAGAGTATTCAGCAAAAGTGCTAGCACATATTAGAAATTTCCGTAATACTATAAATAACACTGTTGAGTTTCTAGAAACTAACTATGCAATGAAGTTTACTTCGAACAATAAACCAGGCGAATTCAGCCAAAATCTAGTTAATGGTAAAGCATGGTCAGATATTGAAATTGATAAAATTAATTCTGCTACTAAAACTTCTATAACTGATGCTTTTAATTATGCATTTAATGAAGTTAAGAAAACACAAAGAGTTGTTACAGGTACTCGTCCTGTTGCTAATGTTGGAGAATTGATAAGAAATGGTGGTAGAAATAGAATAGATGTATTTGGTGATGTACCTAAATATAACGCAGCACAACAAGCAGAAATTTGGAATGATTTTGATGATTTAAAATCGGATAAAATTGCGACATTTGTTTTAGAAGCTACTAAAATATCTAATAAATTAAAATCTACATATTCAGTTGATATAACAATTCCAGATTTACAAAAAATAGAAACAGGATTTTATGATGAACCTGCTAACAGAGATGCATATCCTAGTATTTCAAAATTATCAATTGAGAATCCAGATGTGTATGAAAAAAATGGAGTATTATACGGAACGTGGAATCCTGTATTTCCTTTAGTAAATTATGACAGTGAACGAATAATGCGAAATTGGGATGTAGTTTATGGGTCTGGCAGAAATAAAGTTGGTTGGTCAGCAAAAGCTACTATTGATGATGACGGAATATTTACATTAACTTCCTCTGATGGTTCGGATATATGGTCAACTAGAGTATAAAATTCTACCTAGAATAACAAACTTAGATATTTATATTAAAGACAAAATATAAATGCTAACAGTTTACAAAAATCAGAATGAAATTCTAAAATCAACCGGGACTACTCAAGGGTCTCGGTTAGAAACTGTTGATAAAGAACTTTTAGATGTAAGGAATTTTTCTGTTACATTCAATAAAGGCGCTCAGCCTAATTTAGAAATGCACGTTTATACACCTGATGGTGTATACTTAACAGGAAATCATAAAACTTTATATTCAATTGAAAATAATGATACTACCTCTCAAAAGGTAGCATATCAACATATATCAATTGACAATGTAAAAGAGTTAGGTGCATTAGGAGTTACGAGAGGTCAATATAAAATTGTATATAATTTATTTGATAATCTTTTAGGTTCTTATGAAGGTCAAAAAGCTTTTCTAAAAGAAATATCTCCTTCTAGACGAGAATTAAGAATTCAATTATCACAAAATAGTCCAGAACTTCTTCGACAATTAAGCTCACTTAAATCTAGATGGGAAGAGTTATCACGTGATGATATTTTTGATTCATTTGTTATTAATTTTGGGTTCAATGATACATATCAAATTATAAATTTAAGATTTGATACTGATACTGACATACCTGAAATTGTCGCTAAAATATACGAACCGCTTCCTTCTAGATTCGGAGAAAAATCTAAAATTTGGATTTCTGAAGAAATTTTAGTTCCTATTATAGAGTCTGTTTCTATTGTACCTAAATTTATAGGAGACCCGGTAACTAATTTAGCAGGTCCTAACTTTGAATTAGAAGGTACTGACGGAGGATCAATTGCAACTGATTTTAAATCTTGGAATGATTTATTATCGGAAAATATGTCTACTTCTCAACAATTAATAGATTCTTATTTTTCAGGTTCTTTATCTGGAATTAAATTAAATATTAATTATAGAGATTTTTCTAGCTTTATACATTATGGTTCTGCAGTAGAAAGAGTAAAAAATTTCAAATATAAACTTGAATTAATTGAATATTTTTCAAATCAATTAGTATCTTTAAAATCTATAGAAAATACAGATATTATTGATGTTAATATTCAAGACACTTACGATAAGCGAAACAAAGTAGTTTCAGGATTTGACGATTTTGAAAAATACTTATTTTTTGAAAGTACAGGAAGCGTTTTATACTCACATGTAGATAATACTTCCGGTTCTATTAATCCTTGGCCTAAAAAAGGAATTTCAAATACTACTTATACATGGGCCGCTGCATATGAATTTTGGGATCAAGCCTACACTAAATGGAATGCATATGCTTCATACGATCCTTATAGTTATTTTGCAGATCAAGTTGAAATAAATTCTGCACAAGGTTCTACATATTATTACGATTTGTTAGAACAAGCAGAAATTTATGATAAATTTAATGTTCATGCACTGACAAATACAGTGCCAATGCAAATTCAAAACTCTTCAGATGGTGAAGATTATGCATTATTTGTAAATATGATATCACAGCATTTTGATATTTTATGGACTTACATTAATAATTTAACTGCTATAAAATATAGAGAAGAGCACCCTAAAGATGGTATGCCTGATGATTTACTTTATCATGTAGCAGAGTCAATGGGATTCAGTTTACTAAATGGTAAATCTACTTCTGAATTATGGAAATACTCGCTTGGTACAAATGCCGATGGTACAATAAATTCAGATTCAATTCCATTAATAACTACTTTATCTGACGAATCTAATACCAAAGAAGTTTGGAGAAGAATTGTAAATAATTTACCTTACATTTTAAAAACAAAAGGAACGTCTAGAGCAATTAAAGCTTTGGTAACCTGTTTTGGTATACCACAATCTGTATTGACAATTAAAGAATATGGAGGACCTTCTACATTTACAGATGCGGATCATTTTCCGGAATATGTGCATGATGTGTATCACAAAGCATGGCTAGCAAACGGCTCAAGCTACGTGACTGCTAAAACATATGCTGAGGGAGCTCCACTACCTGATACTTTAGAATTTAGATTTAAAACAGATAATAATTTTGCATATGATTTTGGGCAGTCTTATAATTTAGTTGAAATTATAAACTCCTCTAGCTTAGCGCGCTATCAAATACTATTATCTAGAGATAATACTTACAATAACTTAGGGTCTATAATTTTATATAGCCATGACGCACAGACAATTACAATTCCAGGATTGGAAATATTTGATAATAGCTGGCACACTATAACTGTTGAAAAAGTAAACACAACTTCAGCCACTGTAAAAGTATCAAAAGCACTATACGGAAAATCTATATATATTAAATCAGGGTCTTTAAATAATTCATTAATTGCTCCTATTGGAGCTGAAGGATATGTATATCAATTTGCAAATAACAACAATGGCTTTGTCAGTACTATTCCATCACCTCAAAAATTTAAAGGACATATTCATGAAATTAGATTTTGGTCTGGGTCATTAGATGATAATACACTTATTGAACATACTCAATCTCCAGCGTCTTATACATACAACGTAAATAGAAATATTACAACGACAGGAGAAGAAGCTTTAAAACCATATAATCATTTATTACAGAGATATACATTATCTACCACTGAAGTAGAAAATACAAATCGTCAGTATCCTACTCAGCCTAATTCAACTTTATATACAAAAGCTACATCTTTAAATTATTTAACTATAAGTGACCCTGGCAATTTTGTTTTAGAAGGATTTGAAGAAACTTACAATACTCCATCTCCTTCGCTAGGAGGTTCTAGTTTATATACAAATAAAGTAAGAATAGAATCTTCTTCATTAGATGCAAATAAAAGATTAAATACTAAAACAAGAATTGAAAAATCTTCTTTTGATAGATACTCATTAGATTCTAATAAAGTAGGTGTTTACTTTTCTCCTCAAACTGCAATTAATGAAGATATTTTCAATCAATTAGGATATTTCGAAATTGACGATTATATAGGAGACCCAGGAGATATTTACAGTGAATCTTATAATGAATTAACTAACTTTGCGAAGAATTATTGGTTAAAATATGAAAATCGAAATGACTTTGAAGCTTATTTCCGAGCTTTAGAAATTTATGATTTCACTTTGTTTAAGTATATTAAAAAAATGCTTCCTCAAAGATCTAATGCAGTAGTTGGATTAGTAGTCGAGCCAAACGTTTTAGAAAGAAGTAGAGTAAGATTAAATAGAAAACCTACCATTGAAGATTTAACTCATGAGACAGTTATTGCTCAATTCAATCTTCCAATGGGTATGGAATATGAAGATTTAGAAGGAGCTGTTGAAGAAATGATAGCACCGCCTGCTATTGATTTTGACGACGATCGACAAGCAATTTTAGATAGCGTCGTTATCAATCCTAATATAGATTATGATAATATTGATATAGGAGAATTATCAGGAATTGCAGTTAATCCTAATATAGATTATGACAATATTGATATAGGAGAATTATTGGGAATTGCATTAAAATCTTATATGGAATATGATCCTGATAAATTAGTAACGATAGATACATTGCCTAAAATTACTGAATCGATTATTGTCGAATCTAAAGATGGGCAAATAGACTTATTACCTGAATTAACAGACTCAGATATTATTAAATCTAAAGACGGTTTATTAGAATATTTATTTCCTGTATTAACTGACTCGAGTATCATTAAATCTAAAGATGGTCTAATAGAAAATACATTACCTGTATTAACTGACTCGAGTATCATTAAATCTAAAGATAGTACTATTTTAGCTCAGCCAATAGCTGTAGGTTATATATCTAATATACCTAAAAGTACTGTATTAACTAAAATAGATACTATTGATAAGACAGGTGACACATGGATTCAAAATAGGTATATAGGACAATACAAATTAACACAATCTGGTTCATATTCTCCAATTCAAAAATTTGTGTCTGGTTCTAGAGAATCAAATACATTACAAAAAGTAAATTTATTTTATAGCACTGCAGCATCAGCATCAGCACAACTTCCATACTCATCTAGTTATTCTTTTGCAGATATAAATAGAGAAACTTCAGCAGGATGGCAAAACGCTAGATATGCAGGATGTAAATTAACTGCAACAGCTATAAACGTAAATTCAGCACAAACTGTAGACGGAGGCCCTGTAGTTAAAGTAACTAAAGTTAATCCAAATAAAATTGTATTTGCAAACGGTCAACTAACAACTATAGATGAAGCGACTACGGGAATTAAAAAGAAATCAATTTAAAATAAAAACATAGATTAAACTTAGATTTTTAAACATTACATATTTATTTAAAAGAAATTATATTATGGGATACTTAAATAACAGTACAATTACTGTCGACGCAATTTTGACAAAAAAGGGTAGAGAATTGCTAGCACGCGGTAAAGATGAATTTAAAATTACTCAATTTGCATTAGCTGATGATGAAATTGATTACGATTTGTGGAACCCTGCACATCCATTAGGAACTAATTACTATGGAATTATTATTGAAAATATGCCGTTAGTAGAAGCGACAGCAGATGAATCTAATATTATGCGTTATAAATTGGTTACATTACCAAAGAAAACTGCAAGAATACCAGTTATCTCTGTATCACAAACTTCTGCAACATTAACCTCTCCAGGTCAAGTATTCTCAATTGTTCCGACAACGACAAACTTTACTTCAGGTAATGCAACTTTAGGATATACTGCTATTTTATCTAATTCAGATGTATGTTCATTACAAGTTGTTTCTCCTGTATTGGCAGGTGTAAGTCCAACAGTACCTAGATTTATTGGAGACGCAGAAGCTGCGACTTCAGTATCAGCAGTTGGATTTAGCTTTAACATTATTGCAAAACAGCAATTAGTTTCAGATGTTGCTGCTACAGTAACAATAATTGGAAATGAAACAGGAGGAAGAACAACATTAACAGTAACTGTTAAGAAAACATCATTAGCAACGTCAACAGGTACTCCTATTACTAATGCTAAATAAATTAACGATTTTTAATAAAATAAAATATTATTATGGCAGAAATTAATTCGGATCAGGGTAGAATGGCTAGCGCTGGTAGTGCAGGAAGATTAGGACAAGAACAAATAATTCCTACGCTGATTCCGCCAATCAGGCCGCAATTGCCGCCACGAAGCCTTATTGCT